ATGTGGCAAACGTTTTAACATTGTCATAGTATAGATCCACACTACCGTTATTATTAAAGTAAGCATAATCTTTGGTTGTTGCGGCATTTAATAATCTAACAGTGTTGCCTCTTAATTGTAGTTGACCTGTGGCATTTTGTATAATCCCGTCAGCACCTGTGTGCCACACTTGTAAGTCATCATCAGTTCCAAAGTGTATTTTCTCGCTGTCGTTAAGTTTAATTGGTTTAGTAAGTGCTGATGAGTTTATAGTTCCTGCTACACCGTCAATTAATAATGTACTATCATCTGCGAAAACACTACCAGTCATATCACCGTCTAAACTTGATGCAACACCTGCTGTAATGCCAGTTAATGCACTACCGTCTATTGCTGGTAGAGCTCCTGTTAACGCACCTGCATTGATTGTGCCTGCTACACCATCAACTAGTAATGTACTATCATCTGCAAACACACTACCTGTTAAATCACCGTTAAAAGTATTTGTAGATGCATTAACAATAACACTACTGTCTTGTCCAATAACATCACCTTGAATAGCATTGACTACAAGTGTATTTCCGGTAGCGGCATCAACACCAGTAACCTGTTTTAATGTAACAACATCAGATGACAACTCTGAAAAGTTCTCATTTATTTTTATCATTGCGTCACGTAGTGGATCACCTGCTCCAGTATTTGCCTTTGTTCCTACGTTGATTGTTTTAATAGCCATTATACTCTCCCCACTACAACTTCAACTGTACCGCGATCTTCCCAGTCTTTTGTGCCTACTGCTTTACCAATAACTTGTCCTATGCCTGGAGAGTTATTAACTATTGCATATCCTGGTACGGCACTTGTAACAAGCATATCTCCTTTAGAAACTTTACCTATAACTTTACAAGGAACTCTTCCTTGTAGTGCAAGTCCTACAACGTGATCACCTTCTAATGCACTGTTCATCAAATGCGCCGGATTAGTTGTAACTATACCTGCTACACTGGTTTGACCTTTTTCTGTGCAATGTGTAAGCTCTGCTGTTCCGCCAAATACAACTACTGTTCCGGGTTCGTAATCTTGATCGCCTAAGTAGTTTTCTGCAAGGTCAGCATATAGAGCGGCAGTAGCTTCACCATTAAAAGTTGTAGCCCACATAGTGTTATATCTGTTTGTTGCTGAACCAATACTTACGCCGTTATCAGCACCACTATTGGCAGGACCTACTATATTTCCTGTATGCGTTATACTACCAGTAATATCAATATTAACAGTTCCATCTAAAGCTCCGCTGGCGAAAGTAATTCCAGTCATTCCAGCTACTGAAGTACTAGTGCCACCTAAGGCAATAGTAGTTGTACCTATTGTAATATCGTCATTTGCAAGTTCTGAGTTTGCTACACCACCTGGTTTAATACCTACAAACCCACTTGTTACGAGAAAGTTTGCCGCATCATACTCTGCTATACCCTTTGTCCCTGTACCTGCTACAATAGTCGCCGTAGCATCATTTAAGTCTAGTTTACTTTGAGCAATAGCGGCACTGCCATTTATATCATCGTTATCAATAACTCCAGTTTGAATGAAAGCTGTTATAGTATTACCCGATGTGTAAGTAAGTCCAATATCTCCGCCTACTGTAACATTTACACTCTCTTGTAAAGTGCCTGTAAATGCAAGTATGTCAGCTTTTATACCTGCACCAGATCCTGTAATAGTTACGTCACCTATATCATTTAGTTCATCTGTTTTCTGATCTACATATTGCTTGGTCACTGCATCGCTTGATGCAACAGGAGTTGCTAAGTTTGTGATTCTATTTGCACCTAGGTTCATGTCACTGTTCATTGGTGTTGTACTAAATCCTGGTCCGCCTAAACTCATTACACCAGGACCGATAACATTTCCGCCAGTAGCACCGTCTCTATCAAAACCTAAACGCTGATCAATATATCCTTCTACTGCTGTTTGTGTTGGTACTGCATCGCCTTTTGCATCTGTAAATGTATCATCATTGCTAAACTCATTTACACGTACACCACGTTTAAATCCAATACCGTCAATGTTTGTAAGAACAAGTGCCGCATTAAATGTAACACTACCAGTACCTTGGTCAACTGTAAAGAATCTACCTACCCTAAAGAAACCATCTTGGTCAGTCATAACTGTAAACACACGACCTTTACCACGTTCTTGTACCTGTGCCGCACTTGCATTACCTGTACTATCAATAGCATCGTTTGTGCTAACAACATCTGCACCAAATGGAGAGCCGTAAATACGCTCTGGATAGTTTGCAGTGTTATATCCACCAACACCGATATCTAACATATCATGTCCTGTTGCACGACATGTACTAATGTTTACAGTGATTTCAGCGTCTTCTCCACTTGCAAGTCCACCTTTAAGTGTTATACCACTTGAGTTAACAAGCGATAAACCAAGTCCTCCATACGCTGAACCATTTTTAGCTGGATAGTTAATATCAGTATTTGTCGTATCGACAATCTGTATTACAGCAACATTTTTAGCCGCCGCTCCACCTGTATAGTTGTATTCTGCATATGCTGTTATCCTATGTTGTTTACCACCCCATGTGAATAACATATCAGCATTTGCTAATCTACCTCTTTCAATAGCATCAAGTTGTCCTATTACAATAAATCTACTTCCGTCTGTGCTATTTGTAGCCGCTGTAGCACCCATTGTTATAGAGCCACTTGGTGTAGCGGCACTAACAATATCAGTATAGTTTGGATCAACTGTACTATTTGAGTCAAAACTACTTTCAGTAACTGTTATTATATCTTGATCGGTTGTTAAATCAACGTATCTAAAGTTACTGTCAAATGTAACCATACGTTGGTTAGTTCCAGTTGATACACCATCAGTTACTTGTACACCAAATGATATTGTTCTATATACATAATCAGTAGTGTCATCTACAAATGTAAATGCAGTACTTGGTCTAACTGGTAAATCGTCTGCTGGAAAATCATTTAGCAAAAAGTTTTGCTTATGTCTGAACACAATAGGTGTATCATGAAGCGTATCAACTTGTAAACCATTTTCAGATGTGCCTTCTAAACCAGTACCGAAGTTTAACTTCCATACTTTACCATCAACTACAGGACTGCTATCATCAAATCTAGGTGTACCGGCTATTGTTGCGGTACTTATTATTCCAGAATCTGCATCAGTTATTGTTATTGTTGCATCATTTGCAGTTGTTGCGCCACCTAATAATGTGCCAGGTATAATAATAGTTTGTCCTACTGTTGCACCCGTACCACCACTTGTTATTGATACACTATAGTTATTATTTCTTGTTTTAGTTACTAAGAAAGTTGCATCATTTGCACTGTATGTTCCTGTTAGCCCTGCCGCTGTTGCTGTGTTAATAGAATAACCACCTAATGTAAATCCTGCATCAGAAGCGTTGGTTACTTCATATGGTTGATACAATCCTGTGCTATGTAATATTTCTACTTCACTAACATTGTTTGGGAAACCAGATAGGTCATAAACGTACAAGAACAATGATGATAATGGAGCATCTGTATCTAGAGTTGAAACACTACTTGGCACACCTAAGTTTGTACTTGTAGGTGTTGTACATGTTCCTGTAGTAATAAATGTTCCGGTTGTTGTATGAATATAGATTCTAGTAGGATTACCAGAACCATCTTCTTCTGCTAGGAAACTTATTATACCTGTAGCATTGGCCGCTTTGTTAGCTGTACCTCCGCTTGAGTATGCTGTGTTTGCAGAAGAATCGTATAACGTAGTTAATCCTGCATCTGTATATAGATCAAACTGTGTAGAATCAAATACACCTACATAAAACTGTAAGCCGTTTACTTCTGTCATTCCTACAACATCTGCTATAGTTATCAAGTCACCATTAACTAAACCGTGTGGGGCTGTAGTTGTTATTCTTGTTACTGTACTATCACTATCAATATTTGATATACTTGCATTTATAGCACCTTGTGTTACAGTTTGTCCAGCACTTATGCTACCACTTAAAGGAGTAGCCGCCGCAAAGTCTAAGTAACCATCAGCTCTGAATGATTTTGCAGGGAATACCATGTCAGCGGCTAATGTTACATCAGTTGCTATTTCATCTGGGTCACTTCCTTCTGCAACCATACCATAAACACCATAACTGTTGTTACCACCTAAACTTCGTATCTGTGAACCATTTTTAGCAAGATATCCTGTGTGACAGTAATATGTAAACATACTAACAAGTTCTGCTAATGCATTGTTAACCAATAAAGCACCAAAACCTAAGTCGTTAACTTGTGTAAAGTCGTTAGCAAGCATAGACCTGTTACCACCACTTTGTACAAAGATATCAATACCAGTGCCACTTAACCAACCTTGTCCTTGTGCAAATGTACGTGAAATACCTCCACTTGCATATGCCGTAAATGCACTTGTATCATACGGTGCTGTTAGTCCAGCGTCTGTATATAGATCAAATATTTTTACATCACCTGTGGTTTTAGCATATAGTGTAACACCGTTTATTTCTGTCATACCATTTACAAGGCTAAGAACAATCTTAGTTCCGTCAGTATAACCACCAGCAGTTTTTAATGTTAACTGCCCAGTAGCCGCTTGACTAATGTTATCTACATCTCTTGATGTTGTTGCACTAGGATTACTTGTTTCTGCTAAAACAAAATTAGCAGTACCTGCGGATTGGTCGTAGTTTGTTATTGTGTTAACTTGATATCTACTTCCTTGATAAAAGAATGGAAACGGAGTAGGTGGTTGTCTTACAAATAAACCTTCTCCTGTTGGCGAGCTTACGCTTATGTTAAATGCAGTGTTTACATTTGTAACTGTAACTGGCATGTTACCTGCATAACCATCAATAAACAAACCACCATTAAAGTTACGTTGTGTACCTTTTGACTGTGAAAAACTTGCGCCAGTTTGGCAATAAGGTGATCTAGTTAATATTTGTCCTTCTGGATCTAACACCATCATAAATCCACCTTGACGTTGTACAGTTATATTTCTTACAATAGTTGCGTCATTACATAAGAAAACATCTAACTGATCGTTTGTCAGTGGAGGATTGTATCCTGCTTCTAATGCTCTGGATACACAATCTATTAATGCTTCCATGTTTGTATCTGCATTAGTTTCTGCCGCATTTACAGCACCTACGTTTACAGTGATTGTTGTAGCTGTAACTGCTGAAATAGGTAGTGCTACTCCTTCAGCAGGATCTCCTGCTCTTGGATATAAATGATTTGTTGCATTGCTATCAGCCGCACAAGTAAATGTTAATGACTCTGTAGCTATTGTTGCTGTGTCACTAGGTGTAAAACTGTGTGCTCCAATGGTTAGTTCCATATCACCTGTTGCAAAATTATATGTTGCATCAGTTACATCTTTTTGAACACTGCCTGCTGTGATAGTAACTGCGTTTGCTGTTGCACTAACAAAAGTATGAGCGCCTGCTCCATATGTAACCCTAACTGGTACTGCACCTAATACAGTGTATGCACTTGTGCCACCATTTGCTAGTGCGTGGTTCATTGGGTTTTTAAGATTTAAGATAGCCGCTTTGGTTTCTGTTTCTTGTCCTGCAACTGAACCAGCAAAATATGCTCCTTGATTTGTCAAAGCATTTTCTCTGCCACCATTACGTAAATCAACAACCATACCATCTACAATAAGTCCAGTGTCTCTACGACATTTTGCTTCATCATATACTAAACTTGGATAAGTTGCATTAATATATTGTATAGTTTCTTCAACAATAAACAGTTTATTCAACTCTATTAATCTAGCCGCTGTGTTAAACTGCCCTGGATTTGATAGAGCATCACTACCTACATTCACTGGTGCAGAAGGATCTACCAAATAATGATATCCATACTTTCCTTGTTGGCTGTTTACAGGGTGTGTAAAGTGATATCCACCACCTGTTGCTGTTACATTAAAGGTAACATTTGGTGCTCCACCAGCACCTAGTTTGCTGTCGTTAATAGTAATAGTTTCACCGATTTGGAAACCATCACCACCTGCTGTGATTGTTACATTAGGTGTACCTGTGCCGTCAACAATAACTTGGAAGGTTGCTTGTTCGCCTTTTATTGATGTTCCGTAATCTTCAGTACCGATTTGATATGTACCTGGTGTTCTTGAACCACTTGCTCCTGTAACTCCACTAAAGTTTGATATAGGTGAATATGCAGATATCAATCCATCTGTAATAATATCTCTATAGAAATATGTTCCTGCCCATTTACTTTGTGACACACCAACTTTAGGCCTTACAACACAACGTCTAAATTCGTCACCTTTGATACTTACATTTTCTGGTAGTTTAATAGGAAGATGTTCATAGTAAACACCTGATTCTACTCTAACTGTAACTTGGTTATTTCTAGTTATATTTCCAAACTCTAACTCTTCGTTAAGTTGGAACTCTATTGGTTCTAATAGTTGTACAGTAATTTGATCAGTTGTTGCACTTGACGCTCTTGAATAGTTTGTAATAAGACCTTTTGCACCAGATGTTCTACCAACTATAAGTTTTCCTTCAATAAGGTCTGGGTTGCCCTCAATACCCTGATCAACACTTCCATTAGTACCGTTTGTAAATGTAAACTGATATCCAGATCCTGTACCTGCTAATGCTACAGGTGTATCATTTAGAATACTAACAATCTCATCAAATCTGCTATTGTATGCCGCAATAATTGTTGAACCAACTGTGCCTGGAGTAGTATCATTTGCATCTCCAAAAAACTCTGCTAGTTTTGATTTTATAACAAGTATACTTTGTCTTGTTGCGGCGCCTTGATCAGTTCTTGCTATTTGAGCACTTGGATTAGCATTGTATCTTAAACCAGCAAATCTACTTAGATAGTTTACAGTTGTTCCTTGTAATACATCTAACCTAACACTGTTAAGAATTAATCCTACGTCTCTAAAACATAATGCTCGATCGTAAACTAAATCTGGAAAAGAGTTATCTAACATAGCTCGTACAGCTTCTTGTATTTCTAACTTTTTCTCTATTGCTATGGTACTTGCGGCATCTGCTGTACTTGGTGATGATAGCTGTCCTGTAATAGCATTAATCGTACTATTTACATCACCGTTATCATATGTTATTACTTGTACGTATGGACCTGGTTCAAACGGAGTTGATTCAATAATCTCCTCTGCTCTTTTCATAGCGCCATTGATACTAGCATATGCATACTGCGGCGAACGTCCTTCTTGTCCTGTAGGTGCTATTCTTTGACTGTCATCACCTGTTGTTGCCACATAAATGTTTGTACTACTACTAAAGCCTTGTGTGTCTACATAAAGTTTTGTAACAGCTTGTAAATCATCTTTGCCATTAGGCGTACCAAAACCTTCAAGCGGACTAGGATGATCAGAAAGATAAAGTGTATCTAACATACGTCTGTTAGTTTCACTGCCAGCTCTTGTTATTACTTCTTGGACTTGTGGAACTTGTGTACCAGTAGCACCGTTTACAGTATTAAGGTGCCCAGTCATTGTATCGCCTGCAACATTTACATATGTGTCATCTGCATAACCTTTACTTGTAAGTATGTTTGCTGAAGTAATATCTGCGGCGCCAGTGTGTGTAGTATTCCATGCTGATACTAATGTGCTAATATCATCACCAACACCACTTGTATTTCTTAATGCTGTGTTTATAGCATTTGTATAACCTATACCAGCCTGAGCTTGCATAGGAGCAGTGATACTAGGATCTGGATCACGTTCTATATGAGGATCGTGTATAACAACTTTTAATGTTCCGCTTTGATTAGGAGTTGCAGGATCAACATCAGCAAAGCTAACTACCACACTGTTATTTGCTGTTGCTACTTCTTTTTCAGTACCATTATCATTTGCGTCACTTATAAATTTATAAAAACCTAAGCCTGTTTCTGTGCTGTTAACAGCAGGAACTCCTGTAGCATTTCCTGTGTAACTATCCGGAACATCATCAATATTTGTAAAAGAAATAGCACCACCTAAACCAAATACAGCGTATAGTTCTGTAAAGTTTAGATTTACTTTCTTAAAACTTTCACGAATACTATCGCCGGTGCCGTCATTACCTTCAATACCAATATCTACTTCTTGTCTTGCCATTTTTTTGTCCTTTTAAAACTGTGGTACTTTTAATTTGTCCATATCAAAGTTTACACTAACTCCACACCCACATGCACTTTTAGCATTAGGATTGATGATTTCAAAGTTAGAACCTACTAAACTTTTTACATAATCTACTTCTGTTCCTATTAGAAACATTAAACTGTGTTTTCCTACTACAAATGCACAGCCATTTTCTGTTTTAACTACTTCATCGCCTTCTTCTAAGTCCTGCGGTACAGCAATAGTACCCCATTCATATTCAAAACCTGCACAACCACCGCCTTTTATGTTAAGAGTAATGCCATATACTTGGTTCTCTTCACTTAAAAGATCTATTTGTTTCTCTGCGGCTGGGGTCAAAGTAAGTATGCTCATAGTGTTCCTTTTTAATATTTATCGTTACTTTTTATAATCTTAATGTAAATATAGTTATGTTTATAAAAGAATATTTGATTGATACTTGGCATATGCGCCGAAGCAAACTAGGCAAACAACATACATATAATCGTAAAAAAACTATGGTAGTTTTACGTTGTGACGCTTGTGATTCAGAATTTACTAGACCACGTGGGTCTATGGATCCAAAAAGGTTAAACAATAACTATTTCCATGTTTGTAATGATTGTGATGCAAAAAGATTTGCACAAGAGCGTGGTGTAAAAGCTAAACAAGTATGGACAATGAAAGCAAGTAGTGATGTTCCTATTAGCAAACTATAACTCATATCCATACCTTTTTGCATAATAACTGCATTTCCTTTGTATTAAATCTTTTGCACGTTTTGTAATATATATTTTATGTAGTCCTTGTTCTTTAACATTGTACTCTACATCGATAACTTCGTATGGCGGAGATGCATTATCTACAATCATATCAATATCAAGTGCATTTGGATAATATTTTGTCATCCAAGTTCTTAGTATCTCAATATTTTCTAACTTAAATGCTTTTGTGTCATCTGCTAAGTGTTGATCAGGAGTTATACCACAATGCCACCAATACTGTTCCCATACAATGTTTATTTTTTCATGTTGCTTTCTTAATAGAGAAATAGGATTGTTTATCATTTCACAATGTTTTTCAAAATCAAAAGGTAAGTTATGATGACTTTTATACATTTTATAGCCACTTAGCACCCAATCAATAGGATTACGCACAATGGCAAAAGATGTATAACCTTTTGGCATAACATGTCTTAGTTGTGGAAATGCTTCCCATTCGTCTTTTGGATCTAATGCATGAATCCATTTACTTATTGCACAACCTGCACATTTTGGTGTAAAGATGTGAATAAGTTTTTTTCTATGATTTATTTTAGAATCATATATTACTGACGCCAAATAGTGTATGCTCCATAAGCAATGGCCGCATAAGCAATCAGTTTAGTCAACGGTGAAAATACAATAATGGCTGCCCCTGCGGCTACCATTAATACACCATCAATAGTGCTACGTTCTTTGATACGTGTCTCTATCCACTTTTTGATCATTACGAATCCTCCTAATATGTTTATCTTGCTCGAGAACAGTTTGTTCAAGTCTTTTGAGCTTTTCTTCTAACGCTTGTACATAAGCATAAGTTGGAATTTGTTTTTCAGTTTCATCTTCGCCAAGCATGGTAAAACTATTAACACCGGCACCTTTTAATCCGCCCAGCACACGATTAGGATTTTTATCATTTGTTTTTGCTATAGGAGATCTTGCTCCATACATTTGATTTAAATAACTCATAACGTATTTATGCCGCCTCTTTCTTTGACTCTTCAGTCATACTATAAAGTTGACCTGTTGCCAAGTTCTTACATTTTGCTTCTATCATAATATCTGCCCATGTCCAATGTGACAATGCCCAGTCATTACATGCACTGTTCCACATGTAGTCACTGTGGGCTCTTAGTTTTTGTTTCTTGTATCCTTGTTCTAATAGACTTTCCATATCGGGTCTAACATAAGGATCATGTTCTACTAACAAATCTTCTCTACAAGAGCTGTAATGCATAGCAGGACGCACACCACGCCAGCTTTCTATAATACGATCAATACGTTCATCGTCTGGCTCAATGTATTCACCTGTCTTTACCCAGTGATGATGTATGTCTAGGACGAGCGCCACATCTTCAGCCAAGTCAAGGCTGGCATCGAGTCCCCAGCTGACTTCGTCGTTTTCAATGGTAATGCAGTTTCGTGCTTCTGTAGACAGTCTTGGAAGTACTGCTTTGATACCGGCTGGACCTCTTTTGCCCGAGATGTGGACGTTACATTTGAAGTCTTGCCATTTCTTACCATACCCCATGTACCTGATGAGATTCGCATGATATTCAAACTCCTCTATTGATCTTTCAACGATGTCATCGTTGTCACTGGCCAATACTGTAAATTGACCGGGATGCATCGATAGTCGGACATCAAGGGCTCTTGCCGTGTCTCCGACCATTCTGTAGTGTTTCTCACAGTATGCAACCACATCAGGCTTAGACCAAAAATACATCCAGCTAGGCTCGGTAGCACAAGGAAGCTGATTGCTACCCAATCTGACCATTCTAAGCTCTGGAGGAAGACTTCCCACATACTCTACTAACCTTTTTGCGGCCGCCGCATTGTGAACCATAATGTCCCACAGTCTTTGCTCGGCAACATCTCTTGTTTGTCTATTTAGCCATGCGACAGTTGTACATTTCTCTGTCAAAGGACGCTGTATTTCTTCTAATACTTTTGGCTTTTGATTTTGATTGTAATGCAGATACTTGCAAGCAAAGCCTAATCGCTTTTGTTGTTGACGTATGAAGTCACCTGCTGATGTAAATATTAAGTCTTGCATAGTTTTATTATACTTTCTTTGTTAAAAAATGTCAACCCCAATGCTCCTTTACCCAAGTATCATTAGCATTTGCTGGATTAGGCTCTCCGTGAAAAACAGCAATACTTGTTTCGTTTGCTACTATAGGCGGAGCATCTAGTTTAAAGTTACGTTTACGAGTAGTTGTATCAATGTGTAAATCTTGTCTACTACGCATTTCCCATTTATAACTCATAATCCATTCGTCTGGCCAAAATGCATGATCGTGTATATTTGCATACATCCAGTCTTGATCTCCTCTATGCTTTGTAATGTGTACTTGCGTGTTACTTTTGAATCCTTGATATAAATGATCATACTGTCCTATCGTAGTTCTAAACACACTGCTATTCATTCTATTCCAATCTGGTCTTATACTTCTATTGAAATCTCTACATATCACAAACTTATTTGGTTCAAATGAAAACAGTTTATCTATATTCTTAAAAACAATCACATCTAAATCTAAAAACAAAAGTGTACCTTTTATAGGCAGTTCATTACCTACAAACATAGGTTTGTACCACCACCCGTCTGCTTGTAATCTAGGTAACGGATAAGTGGTTATATTTTTATCAATGTCTTTTGTATTTTCTGTAAAGCATACAAACTCATAAGGCAAAGTAATATTTCTATCTACCATTGCATACAGTTTGTTTACATAATCAGATGTATACTTGTCTCCCCACTTTAGACATGCAACATAGTTTTTGCCATTAGAAGGTGGCGTCTGTTTTGCAAGACGCTTACGTTCTTTTCTTTGTGCTTTAGTTTCGCCAGGTATATAATGTTTACCCTTCATAGATTGCTGAGTTTGCACCATGTTCTGCACATTCACAACTTACAACATGACAACGATTATCTGTCATTTCTTTAACTAACTTATCTGCAAAGTTAAAAGCATGTTCAGCAAACTTTTCTACACCAACACCATGAAATCTTATAATCTCACATAGCCCAGCGGCTTCTAAGTTATTAAAATGTTGCATGTAAGGATCACCTTCATCTAATATTACTTTGTGATCGAAGTGATCTTCAAGCCATGCCTTTAATGGTTTCAATCCACCAAAGTCAACTACCCAGTTGCGTTCGTCTAGTTCATCACAACTAAACGTAAACTTAAATGCTAAACTGTAACCGTGTAATAGTTTACAATGACTATGTGCATTTGGTTGTCTAAAGCAGGCACTCAATCCAATGTTATGCCCGTATGTTTTTGTACTAAAATATTTTCCCATTATTATACTCCTTGGCAAATGGAGTGTGCGGAATATTTATAGAGGGTCGAACACATAGTCCTCTTATTTTTATAATACTACTTATTGTTGGCATTGTCAACCTGTAGTTCTTTTCGGATGGATTTCAACTCAGCACTAACTTCACGTATGCCTACATCAGTGTTAACCAAAACTTTGATCAGCATTTGAACGCTTCGCATAGTCCACCACCACCATATTACTGCCGTGGTAAAATATAATCCACAAGCAATAAAGAATAATGTTCTAAGATCGCAGACCCCGGTTAGGAATACTGCGGCTAAAAGAGCCGTAAAAAATATTGGAGCAAGTATTGCGGCTCTATTCCATAACAAT